GAAGCGGGGATGGTTTGGGCCCCCGATGAAGCTTTCGCGGACGAGTTGATAGAGGAGGTAGCGGCGTTTCCAAATGGCGAGTATGACGACTTGGTGGATAGTATGACACAGGCGTTAATGCGGTATCGTCAGGGTAATTTTGTGTCGTTGCCAACAGATGACTTGGAAGATGGCGAAAGTTCTGTTAGGATGCGAGCGTATTATTGACAGGAGATACCTATGGCAAGAAAGAAACCAAAAAATCCAGTGATGAAGATTAAGCCGTACAATAGATTAACGCACTTGCAACAAATATTAAGTGGTCTGGATAAAGACAGCGATGAATATAGAATGGTTAAGGATGAGATAGACACCTACAGAGCAGGAGAGCGCTTTGGTAAGGGCGGTTCGGTAAAAGAGAATGGAGGTTTTGGGACCTCTATAGAGTACTACAAGGATATGTATTGAAAACCTTACTAATTTTGTGTTAAGCTGAGTCGATATTTTTATAAGGGACCCATAAAAATGATGAAAAAGAAAATGTATCAAAAAGGCGGCAAGGTCGGCATGAAGAAAAAGATGTACAAGAAGGGCGGACCTGTTCAGAAAATGCAAGGCGGTGGAGCCGCTGGAATGCCAATGACAATGGATCAATATTCTGCTGATCTTGTCGGTGGTGTGATGAAGTCTAAAGGCATGGCTAAGGGTGGCAAGGTAAAGTCCAAGGGCATGGCTAAAGGCGGAAAAGTTAAAGCCAAAGGTATGAAAAAGGGCGGAAAAGTAAAGTAATTGCCCTATCTTCAAAGTAACATTCCTCACTTCAAGTGTTGGGTGAGGAGAGAGTACACATGTAATCATCTAAGATATCAGGGTGATTTTTTACATGCAATGTGTGTTGCGGTGACAACAATGCCCAACAGGTGCTTGAGTTTTCAAATGATATTTACAGGATGCGAGGCTGACGATGACGATCAGCCAAACATACACGGAGGGGCGATGTGGGCACGGATGCCGATTACGGCGTTGGTTGCTGATACTCCTTTTGAGGAGTGGCCCAAACCGATGCTCACGCATCTGGCCCAACCGTGGGACTGCGCTTCGAGACATCACGCGGTCTACGTTCTCGATAGGGCTACTCCCTGCCCTTGGGTCGCAAAAATCGATGGTAACTTTTTCCCCGCTAAATATTACTTTACAGTCGATTATACAGAGAGCGAGATCGCGGATGACCCCGCCCAGCACAAGCAGAGCCATGTTTTGGAACTGCTTGATGCGGGCGAGTGGACAGGGAATATAGTGGCGTTACCAAACAACAGGGTCCGCGTTACGCACCCCGCTTGGTTTGAAACGGGACAGGGCGCTCCAGACTTTTTGCCTTCGCAACATATCCACTATTCCAAGTCCGATTTAGATTATGTCTTGGATGTTAATCAAATATTTGATAACCTGTACGCGGAAACGCCAAAGAAGAAAAAGTGACTATAGTCAAAGGAGACCCTTATGGCAGAAGAAAGAAAACCTTTTGCGGGACAGGTAGAACGTATTGTGCCGTCGCAACTGGACGAAGCAGACTTACGGGCTGAGATAGAACTGGAACTTCCCGGCTCTATGGACGCCGATATCATACCCATATCGGATGATATAACACCGAGTATAGAAATAACGATGGAAGAGGACGGTGGTGTCGAGGTAGATTTTGAGCCACAAGACCAACGGGGCATGAACGATGATTTCTATGCCAACTTGGCGGAAGAAATGCCAGACAGGGAACTTGGGCGAATAGCTTCGGAGCTTTTGTCGGAGTTCGATGCAAACAAGGCAAGCCGTCAGGAATGGGAAGATGCCTACGCTAATGGCCTTGAATTACTGGGTTTTAATTATAATGAACGCTCGGAACCTTTCCGAGGTGCGAGCGGTGTAACACACCCCATCTTGGCAGAAGCGGCGACACAATTTCAGGCACAGGCGTTTAACGAACTGTTGCCCGCGGGCGGTCCAGTACGGGCCGTGGTCCTCGGATCAGAAACCCCAGACAAGACAGCACAAGCACAGCGTGTCAGTCAGTTTATGAATTATTATATGACATGCGTAATGGAGGAATATACCCCTGAATTAGACCAGATGCTGTTTTATTTACCCCTTGCGGGTTCAACATTTAAGAAGGTTTATTACGATGAAACCTTGGGACGGGCTGTAAGTAAGTTTGTACCTGCCGAAAATCTCGTTGTACCTTACGAAACGTCCGATTTGGAGACTTGTCCGAACATCACACAGGTGATTCGCATGTCTTTGAACGATTTACGCAAAAAACAGGTGGCAGGATTTTATATTGACATGCCTGTTATACCCGCTCAGGGTGATTCGGACTCCATTTCAAGCGAATTGGAGCGAATTGACGGCGTAAGTGCGTCTCAAATCGACTACGATTGCACAATTTTAGAATGTCATGTGGATTTAGACCTCGAAGGATACGAGGATAAAGACGAAGAGGGCGAACCAACAGGAATAAAAATCCCATACGTTGTTACAATATCGCAAGATAACGGACAAATCCTATCTATTCGCAGAAATTATGCCGAAAAAGACGATAATATGCGTAAAATACAATATTTTGTGCATTATAAGTTTCTTCCGGGGTTTGGATTTTATGGTTTAGGTCTGATTCACACGATTGGCGGGTTGTCACGAACCGCCACGGCGGCTCTGAGGCAGTTAATTGACGCTGGAACGTTATCCAATCTCCCAGCGGGCTTCAAGGCCCGCGGATTGCGTATCCGAGACGACGATGACCCGCTTCAGCCCGGTGAGTTCCGCGATGTGGACGCTCCCGGAGGGGCTATTCGTGACAGCCTTATGCCGCTGCCGTTTAAAGGTCCAGATCAGACGCTATTTCAGCTACTGGGCTTCGTAGTGGAGGCAGGACAGAGGTTCGCGACCATTACAGACATGAAAGTGGGCGATGGTAATCAGCAAGCGGCGGTAGGAACGACTATTGCGCTCTTGGAACAGGGCTCACGGGTCATGTCTGCGGTGCATAAGCGTCTACATTACGCTATGAGGCTGGAATTTAAGCTTTTGGCGAAGGTAATGAGCGAAAGTTTACCCGGAATATACCCATATTCCATAGAAGGAGTGGATTCTGCGGTAAAAACAGAGGATTTTGACGATAGGGTGGACGTAATACCCGTATCTAACCCGAACGTATTTAGTCAGGCACAGCGTATTGCACTGGCACAAACCAAACTACAGTTGGCGGGAGCGGCCCCAGAACTGCATAATATGTACGAAGTGTACCACGATATGTATGAGGCACTCGGTGTAAAGGATGTGGATAGGCTGTTAAAGCAGGTTCCACAGACGGAAGATCAGCCCTTAGACCCCGCACAGGAAAACATTAACGCTCTTGATATGGCAGAATTGAAGGCATTTCAGGGACAGGATCATCAGAGCCATATTATGGCACATATGGTTTTTGGTTCTACGCCCATGGCTATGCAGATGCCTCCCGTAGCAATGTCGCTACAAAAGCACATTATGGAGCATGTAAAAATACAGGCTGAAGAGCAATCAATGGCTATGGCTCAACAGCAAGGAGTACAGGACCCCATGCAGATAGAAATGTTAAAAGCACAGATGATAGCGCAAGGTATGCAACAAGTGAAGCAGATGAGCCAACAGGTATCTGGAGAAGGCCCAGATCCTCTTGTACAACTCAAGGAGAAGGAATTGGAGCTTAGGGCTCAGGCAGAACAGAACGATGCACAGATAGATCAGGCAAAACTTGGTCTGGAGCAACAATCTCTTGCACAGAGGAACGAACAGTTTAATAAGAGACTGCAAAGTCAGGAAGAGCAGACTGCCGCAAGAATACAATCCGCAATGGATAGAGAATTATTGAAACAAAGACAACAAAGGCAACAATGACAAAACCAACGGTAACATCACTTAACCAAGAGTTACACTCTCTTGATACACGCACGGCTCGCCTCGAAACTGAAGCCAGTATTCAATTCAGGGATCTTTTTAATCGCGTTAAGCGCCTTGAATCTATCATGCTTGCTTCTACTGGTGCTACTCTTCTTCTACTCATAAGTATAGTCATACGGATGTAGTATGGACCCGATTACCATAAGTGCG